ATATCTTGTTTCTTAAGATAGTTGTAAATGATGGTATCCCACATTCTCACTTGATAGTGAATGTCGATGAAATTTACTTTGGCATCAAATGCCATTGTAATTGCAAGTTCAATCAGTTTTAATTTATCTTCAAGACGATCAACAAGTTGAACGTCTTTGATATTATATCGAACAAACTTATCCCAATCTTTTGTGTAGAAATCACGGAAAGTGTCATACTCATTGTGATCTAGTTTCTTCTCACCTAACTCATAGTTGGCAATATAATCCAATCGATAAGATTCTTGGTTTGTATATGTGAATCTTTTATATAGATCTAGATAATCAAGTTGAGTTACACCACCAATATCATAAGTGATATTTCTACGACCACTAATATAAACTTCACCCTGAGATACTAAACCCCAAGGTGATAGATCCTTCATAGACTTTTCGCCCATGACACGATTAATACGACCAGCAAGATATGGTATGTCATACATCTGAGAGTTCCAACCAGTAATTACTTCTGGAAGATTCTTTCTCCAGTATGCTATGAATGAAGATAGAAGATGAACTTCATCATTACATAAAACATAAGTTACATTTGGATCTTTATTTACAAATGGTCTTGATCCAAAAGTAATAACTTTCTTTGTGGCATAATCTTGCAGACTTATTAAAAGTAATTCCTCTGCAACATTCTCTACATCAGGGAAACCGTTCTCTGCAGCAACCTCAATGTCAATCGTTACAAGTTTAATCTTTTTGATATCAAACTTGATATGATCCTCTGGATACTTCTCTGAAATATATTGATAGACATATCGATCATTACCATATATTTTAAAGTTCTCAACCTCATCATACTTCTTATAAAACTCACGACAATCCCTCACGAAGCCAGGTTGAATGGGTTCAACAGAATCACCTTCTAGAGTTTTGTATTTTGTTTTTCTTTTAGACGGAACATATAAAGTTGGTTTCCATTCCTCCCTATGTGTGATGTGTTTGCCATTCTCATAACCACGAATCAAAAATTGATTACCTATGAGTTGGATGTTGGTGTAAAATTTCACGAAGTCGCTTTAGAATACTGTTCAAAAATAAGAGGGTTAGGAGTGACAAGAGTAGTAATCTTATCAGAATTTATCATTATCTCATTTTGTTCAGTATAGTCTTCCATCCACTTATGTAAAGTACCATCCACAATTTTGTAAGGTTTTGTTAATTTGCAATTTGGATCTCCAAACTCCGCACCAACCTCTTCAATTTGTGACACTATTACTTCTTGATTAGATAACAACAGGACTTTGATCACTTTCTCTTCTTCCATTTAATTGCTCCTGATACTGTGTTTTTAATTTTTCTATTGGTTCAACTATAGTGACCACCCAATCAGCTGAACAAGGTACTTTAGTTTGTGATGAAAGAGGTATCCAAGGATAAAAAGTTACATTTACCTGTGATGAATATGTTTTGAATGAGTCTTCTTCATTCAAAACAGTGGGTTCCTCTGGATGATACAATTTCACAATCAAAGGATTATCAAAATAATATCCTATTACTTCTGAACCAGATTTGATATCCTCTACATCAGCGATGATATCTTCACCCGATTTGAGCATTACTAATTTGACAGTCATTTAATACTTTCTTTGTTTCCATTATAAAAGACCACCCAACAAAAGTCAAGTGGTCTTGGTTTTATTTGTTTTTATTTATAGGTACTCTTTACGAGCATGATGTTCTGGAACTACTTTACCCAACTTAACGGTAAGAAGTCCATCTTCAAGTGAGACATCTCTGATTTCATAATCATCTGCGAGTGTCCAAGCTCTGTTGAAGGATCTCTGAGCTAATCCTTGATGATAGTACTCAGATTCTGTCTCCTTAATCTCTTTCTTTCCTTCAACAAAAAGTTTTCCATACTCGGTATAAACTTTAACTTCCTTCTTTTTAAATCCAGCAAGTGCAATCTCTAAACGAGATTCTGTATTATTGACTTGTATAAGATTATAAGGTGGATAGTTTGTTGTGGTTTCATAAGAATTGAAAAAACGATCTAGGTAATCGTCCATACCGATTCCATTCTTAGAAATAATCTTCATTAGTTCTGGAAGATTAGCAGTGTGATACTTTTGTAAGTTCATAGTTCTCCTTAAATAAGCGAGTGTAAATTTGTCCCCGAAGGCGACAGAACTAATTATAACACTAGACAAAAAAATAGGGGGTGGTGATCCCCCCAAATACACTTCGGATATCCTCCTATTCGAGTAACACTCGGCATTGCGTTATACAGGTTTTATCATTCATATCACACTCTGATACGCACTCGTAATAATCCTCTATTGGGTCTATAGTAGATAGCTCGTTGGCTTCAGTATGTAACCATGATCTGAGGTTATTAGATGAAATGAGATTGTGCATGAATTGTCTCCATATGAACACATAACTATTTAAACATTTTTTTTAAACAGTTGTAATTCTTCATTAAGAATTAATAATATCCTCTAATTTAAACAAAGATATAAATTCAATATCATTGTTTTTCCAAACTTTATGATCTTCCATACGATCTACGATTGCTATAACACGATTTACAATATAACCAGCATCACGCAAAACATTAACTGCCTTGATCGCACTACTACCAGTCGTGGTCACATCCTCCAAAACTGTAACGAGTGATCCTTTAGGTGGTTTATGTCCTTCGATCACTTCTTTTGTACCATGTCCTTTCGGATTTCTTCTTACGATGAGTGCATCTATGTGTTTGCCAGAATAATATGCCTTTTGTGCAACACCACATACTAATGGATCTGCACCTAATGTAAGACCACCAACTGCAACTGAAGTACATTCCACATGTTTAATCATGAGATGTGATAGAAGAGCATTACCTTCACATGATAATGTGACAGGTTTGCAATTAACATAATGTTTAGATTCTTCACCAGATGATAGGGTAAATTTTCCCTCTCTGTATGCGTTTTCTTTTAAGAGATTTAATAATGTAGTTCTATGCAAAGTCTCAGTCATTTAACAATTCCTTTTCATCAGTTTCTTCATTCAAATCTTTCTTTGAATTTTTGTCATTCTTATAGTCGCCTACAACTTCTCTTAGTAAGTTATCAACGTCTTTTCTTAAATCAGACATTACTCCTCCTCTGGTTTTTTTCTTTTACCAATATTATACTTGGTTTCTAGATTCCAGTCACCCTTTTCTTTATAAGATATAACTTTAATCTGATTAAGTGGAGCAATGTCATTAACTTTATCAGTCGAGACAACACTTACTAATCCCCAATCTAAAAGTAATTGGATGATACGGTTTCTTCTTTGAACATCATTTACAGTAATATTAGCTCTCTTACCATCTAATGCAAATAGTTCTTTGAAATGAACGATGTAGTATCTGCCTTGTTTATGAAGAATATGACAAGACTGATATAATTTTTTCTCTTTTCTTGACGCTACACCAATGCGAGTTAATGTTTCTCTTACTTTAAGAAAATCATCAGGTTCATTCAGAGTGATCTCAATCATTTGATCAGGCGACCAAGTGATTTGAGGCTCAACAATCGAGTTCATTTTTTCCCTCCAGTTTCAAGTCGGTCTCGTATAAACGAGAATTGTTCTCTAGTCAAAATGTTTAAAACTTGTTTCGCCTTTTCGTTACTATAACCATAGTACTTTTTAACAAGTTCAAGGTTTTCTATTTCACCCTTGCGAAGCCAAGGAGAAAATCTTTTCCTTTTTCTGAGACTATTTAGGAAAAAATCATATTGTAACTTCTTTGCTAAGTTAGGATGTTTGTTCATTTCATTTGCAAACATCACAGAATCAATCTGTCCAGATAAACATCTATTAACAATATAAGATGGATATTTTTTTTCTAAATCAGGATCCTCTTCAATTAAATTTTCTTTGTTAAAATTAATTGAGTTTAACCAATCTTTAAGTTCTGTCATTATATAACTCAATTTTTTTATCAATATAGACCTTTGCTTTCTTAAGGTCATCAAGTTCGCCTTCCTGATCTTTATGACCAGCACGACAAACATATTTTATAACATTACCAGCAAAGAAGTCAAGTTCTTGATCAGCAATAAAATCCCAAACTTGAATCTTACCCCTCTGATAATGTGATGGTGAAAATTTGTTCATAATGTAGTTTTGCGTTTAATAATAATTCTGTCATTTTTAAAGTCTGGAACAAATTCCAGAACTTCATCATGATCCCAACATAACTCTTCATACAGAGAATTAAGTGTTGCCATATCTTCAAACAGATCGTTCGGTTGTTCATCCATAGTTAAATACCTTGATCCTTTTGACTTTGAAAAAATTCTTGTAATGTTGATTGATATTGACCTTCATTTTCTTTTGGGTCAAATTGATCATAACCTTTCATTTTTTTCCATTCGTTATATAAAGCTCCCAGTATCCAAGATTGAGATAGACTTTTAGGCCCATTCTCCAAAAGTTCAAGATATCTTTTGTTACTGGTGTAACTTTTGTATTCTTCTCTCCAGTTAGAATCATCATAAGGTTTTTCTTTCATAATTTATTTTCTGACAATCATAACGTCGTCATCGTCATCATCATCAAGTTGGGAATTAAAGACTAAAAGTTGTTCTCCTGATTTAACATCTCGCATCTCAGGATGAATGCTTTTTTTAGATCTAACGTCGTTCATTTCTTTTTGAATTGATCCAATACTCCTCCACATAAAGGCGAATGATGCACCAGCAGTAGCAGCAAAGAAGATTCCAAAAATAACTACTTCGACAGTATTCATCTAAATGGCCAAACTTTTTGAATAGGAACTTGTTTTATCCTATCTATAACATCAGTTTCTATTTTGTCAAGAATATTAACATCTAAATGCATGAATGGTGGGATAATACCTAACATTCTCAACAACCCATCAACAAATAATGCTAGTGTGGTAAATCCAAGAATCATACTGATGACGGTGGCATCACGATTATGTTTTGCCATTGATTCTTCATCAATTCTTCTTGCTTCATCAATTGCATCTTTTACAGCTTGATCAATCATTGTATCGACCTCTATTTTAGAGTAGGTCATTGCTCTGATTTTTTCTTCTGTTGTATAGTCCCTTCCAACATCTGATACTGGAAAGTGTCTGATAATTGTTTTGATCATCTTATTATGTCTATGTCGTGATTCTTAGACCAGACTTCTAACTCTGTTCTAAGGTTGTCATTTGATTTAAGATTATCATATCGTTTGGAAGCTTTGTTCTTCCACCACTTAATTAAGTTCTCTTGATAGAATTTATCAAAGTTGATAGGATTCTTTTCAAGTTTGTCAGTATCTCCTCGTATTACTTCTCTGGAGTTAGCAAAACCATAGTCGCTAAAATAAACTCTTTTCTTTTCAGTGAGGTTCTTTGCATTTACAATCGCAGTTTGGAATTCCACAGCCTTTTGAGAAGATAAGTTTTTCTTGATGATTGATATCATCTTTTGCTGTGTTTTTAACTTGCGACTGGATGCGTTCTCCTTGATCAAGAGTTTGTTGTTGTTCCTTTCGATAAACCATTTATTTAAGTCTTTGAATATGTTGTCATGTAGTAACGGAGTAAAATCACTCTGAGTCAAACCTTTATATCTCAAGTATGGTTTGAGTCCATCATATTGAGAAGATGATTTAGATGTTCCATACAAAGATGTTGTTTCAAATAAACAAATGTCTGAATTGTACTTACTATTTAACTGTTCTCTGGCTTCATGAGAACAACAGAGAAGTGCAAGTAATTTACCACCAAGATAATTAAATCCAAAAGGTTGAGTTGGTACAATGATAAATCCCATGATTGCATGACGATTAAATCTTTTTAACTCAGGTGGTCTTCCTAACCAGTCGTTACGAGGTTTGCAATTAATAGTTGGAGATCCAAATCGAATGAATCCAACTATCTTGTTTGTATTTGTTTCCATGACAACCCACTTAAGAGACTTGCCAGGAATAGAACTTTCGATTGCATGAGAAGTAGTAATCTCTAATCTCTCATTAAAATAAGGATTAGTAAAACTATCCTCTTTTCCAGCAGTATAAACTTTAAAGTTCATATCATTTGGATGCATATCAAAAAAGTCAAACATGTCCTCTTCAGGCCCACAGCCAGGAAGAGATGGTGGCATCTTTGACATTCTTTCGATTTTTACATTACGAAGATATTCATCGATTCGACCCATGTTAGAGAAGTAATCAATGAATTTGTCTGCTGCATATGCAGCATCAGACTCACATAAAATCATAATATTAGAAAGCAGGAACGATTTCAACAGTGCGACGACTACGATCTATTTCTAGTTCTGTTTGTATTGAAATCACTGAAGTAAGATCTCGCAAGTCCTGTGACACTCGGCGATAACCATTACCAACATATATTTGTCCTGCCACAACTACTAGAGTAACAGCACTCCAAAAATAATAATAATAATTCTCTTTACTTTGTGTTCTTTTTTTAGTCATTAGTGCCATGTTGATGTCTAGGGTTGTCAATTTCTCTAGTGGATACATATGAACCCTTACTATTGTGTCCATGTGCAATCCCCATTTCATGCATACGAGCATGTTCTTTGATTTCATCTTTGAGTTCTTTTCCTCCAGAACCAAAGGTCATGTATATTCCATACACTACTAAAGCAAAAACAACTAAACCAAGAAAAACAGCGAACGCTGCACCTTGACCTAGATGTGCGTGAGGAATTTGTGTTTCATTGCATCTGGAAATTTTTTCTGGATCATTCCATGTGCCAGGCAAATGATAAATTGGTGGGCAAGATAAGAAAGTCATAATTTGTTTTGAATCCTATGATAAACCTCAACGTATGATTCACACTTTGGGCATGATAGGTTTGTAATTATATCATAGTCCATATCTTCATAATCGTCAAGATCATGATCTCCGCCCCATATCAATTCTGTTCCACAATGCCAACAATTCATGACCACAATCTCCTTAATTGACGAACATCAGTTACACCATATAATGCCTTGACAGTTGCTTCTGCATCTTCTCTTAGATTAGATGGTGAAAAGAACTCTACTCTTGTTAATCGATTTGACTGTAACATTATTTGTGCAGTCCATTTAGTTTCCTTCATTTGAATTCACACTCTAACATTATTTCAGTAAGTGCAGCCAAGAGATTAATTTCTTGATCCGCAACGAAGGCAATTTGATATTGATATCGAGCAATGATAAGAACTGCGGCAGGGATACTGGCATTCTTGAGAGAACCATA